TGTTCGTCAGGAAATTGATTTCACCGATAGCTGCGTTGTCCTGTTCAACTTCTTTGATAAGGTCAACAACTTTGCCCCAAGTGGCTGCGCCACCGTTAGTGCCGATAGCGACAGAACCGATGCCAGACGTTTGCGTAATACCAGTCGGCTCATTCGATGCGCCGCCTTCAATGGCAACGTCTTCGATTTTTTGAGCGATGGCGTTCAGCAAGTCATCACGAACAATTTGTTCAACAGACGGGTCAGACTGTATCATCAGCAAGCGGCTAACGTCAGTGAAAGCACCCAAAGACTTCGGAGACATCGTGACTTGTGCGAAAGTTGCGTTGACTTCAGAAGTCGCGCCATTTTCAGCAACAAAGCCAGCAGACACGCCACCAGACAGTTTCGGAATTGCAACATCACCGCGCAGACCAGACATAAAGCGTGTGCCAAGCTGGTTCAGAACCAAGCGGCTACGCAGAGCGTCAATGAATTGGTCGCCCAGATGGTCGGTAGGCTTCAAGAAACCACCAGCACTGTCCGTGCCTACAGTCAGGTCACGTTTGCCAGTCCAGAAGCTATCAGGTGCGTAGAAGCCACGGGCTTCACGGCCTTGACGCTTGGCGATTTCGTCAGAAACTTCACGCTCCAGACCATTCAGGCCAGAACCGTTTACCAAGCCACGAACAGCTTTCATAAAGCTATATTCGCGGGTTTCTTTTTCATTCATTTCAACTGCGCCAGCAGATTGCTCAAGCGGCTTACCTTCGGGCAGTGCGTCCAACAAAACGCCACGGAATTCGTTGATGCTCATGCCTTTGGCAATAGCTTCATCAGCAAGGTCGCGCTTGTTGTGTTTTACGGCAAGAGCAGTGATTTCTTGCGCGTTTTTGGTGAATTCGCGTTTGGCAGCTTCAGCAGCTTCCAAGCGAATTTCATCAGTGTTTACTTCAGTCATTTTAATATCCTCTTTGACTTCTGTAGGTTCGACAAAATTAGCATTGCGTCCAATACCTACGCCGTTGTCGGCTGGCACAGAAACAATACTGGCTTCGTATGGAATCCACGAATTGACCGCAACCGTCCCGTCACTGCCTCTCTGTTCCATATTGCGGATGACATATCCGATAGACACATTGCTACGAATACCATCCTTGACATCATCGTAAACTTCTCTTGCCAGTGCGCCTTTTCCAAAACGCACAACCGCACGCAGTTTTCTATCTGCACGGTCAAGATAGGCTTCTTCGACAAAGCCAATCTGCTTAGTCATGTCGTGGTCAAGCAATAACGGTGCTGAACCGCTACCGATGCGCGACATGTCAATGGCTTCTTCGGTATGTTCCAAAACTTCCATACCAAAATTACGTTCCACGGGTTCTTCGCTTGACAGCGACATACGAACCCGGCGGTCATCGCCCTCAGTTGTTTCGACAACTGCGGCGCGGAATGTCAAAGTTGAACGGTCAAAATTATCGCGTTCCATTTCCATTTCTTCGTCCTCATCTTGTTCACGCTCTGGCATAGATTTGCCAAACGTGACGATATAGGCATCTTCGGTTTCTTCGATAGCCTGAATATGCCGTTCTTCTTTTTTATCATATTCACCTTCGCCGCGAATGTCATTGATTTTGCGAAGCGTGCTGAATTTGTGGCCGACCAGCGTGTCAGTAGCTTCGTCATCACGATAGATGCGGATAAGTGCGGCAGGGTCTTCTGCTGTGCCAGTTACAGTGAAATCTGCATCAGGCACATTGATAGTGCCATCGCGTTCAATGCGTTCAATGCGACCACGGGCTGTGCCGCCACTGCTGTCCCACGAAACAAAATCACCAACGCTTAGTGCGTCTGGTGCTGCGCGTTCTTCCTCTTTTTTCAACATCTCCGAAATTCCTTTCGACCAAGTAAACCCAGCATCGCCGCCCCATAACGCCCAAGCAATACGTCCATTGCTAGGATAACCGTCTTCGCCGGGCGAAAAGCCTTCGCCCTGTTTGTCAACCTCATGCCGACTAAAGAACGAATACATCCGCTTAACAGTATCTTCTGACAAATTCTTATTATTTACAATATCCCGCGCACGGGCGATGCCAACCTCAGTGCCACCGCGTCCGTGTTCGCTGCGCCAATCCAGACCGCGCTGCGCTTCTTCTTTCATGCCTTCTGTCGGCTTATAACTCGCCATCACTGCCCCCATCTACGCTTGGTGCGGCTGGCAGCTTAGTGCCAAACGGTTCAAACGCAGTTTCGATATTATAGCGGCTGGCAAGTTCTTTCTCGCGGCTGACAGCCTCAAACACTTCTTCGGTGTCCTTCCCGTATTGGCTGTGAACGTCTTGCAGTGAGATGATGCCGTTATTGACCGCAGTGACCGCAGCAGTGATTTCTTTCTGCGGGTCAACCCAGCTAAAGCCACGGGGTCGGTAAGTCACTTGGTCAGCAAACATGTCATACTTGGTCATCGGCAATGTTACTGCGCCAAACGTAATAGCTTGCTCCAGCCAGTCGCGGTAAACAATGTCAACAAAACTTTCGACCATAAACTGTTGCAGCATCTTAAAGTGGTCACGGTCTTCAATCGTGCCTTGCCTGATGCTGCTGTAGCTAACGCCTTCAAGATTATTCGACAGCGACACATAGCTAACGCCAAGACCAGACGCGATGCCGCGCAAGATTGCTTTCTCAAAGTCACCGAAAGCTGTGGTCGGATGCTGCGGGTCAAAGCTGGTAAAGTTCATACCGTCAGGCAGTTGCGAGAATGTGCCGGGTTCAGCTTCCATAATTGGTGCTGCGCCATCATAGTCATCGCCAATAAATTCATCACCAGACGGGCTGGTAAAGAAGCCCATTTTGCTTGCGCCGATGCGTGCGGCAACCAGTTCAGCTTCTTCGTAACCGTCAAGCATCTTCAGGCGCGACAGCACGTTTGACATCATAGGCACGCCACGGGTCTGGCCGGGGCGTTCTTGAATATAAGCGTGGATGATTTCCGAAGCTGGCACTTGGACGTGCTTTTTCTTCGTGCGTGAACCAAATGCTTGTTCGTGATATGGGTGGTCTTCAAATAAGAAATATGACTGCGGCTTGCCAGCGCGGTCAATCTCAACACCCATACGCACTTCGTTGCCGTTCTCTAAGCGCGTGTTGTAGTCTTCATCAATATAGTCGCTTTCAATAAATTGCAGCGAAAAGCCAAATGCGTTGTTGCGCTGGTTCTTAACTTTGCGAACAACAACTTCACCATCGCGCGCCAGCGTTTCAATAAACAGGCGTTGTGCTTGCAACCACGACAAGCGGCCATCTACTGTGCAAGTGCCTTTGCGACCCCACGTTGACCAAGCGGTTTCGACAACGCGATTGCCCGGCGTGTCCAAGCTGCCATCGGTGTTGCGTTTACGCACTTGCAGTTTTACGCCAGTTGAACCGACAACATTCGTAGTCAGAATTTGCAGATAGCGGCGCGCATAGGGATGGTTGCGGCTAATCTCGCGGCAACGGTCACGCAAGACGCGCAGTGATGGTTTAATCTCACTGTCTGCGCTTCGGCTTGATGTTACGAAGTCTGCGAACAGCCGCCCTGTGTTCGCTCCGTGATAGGCACGCTTTTGCATACGTTTCTTCGGCTGGCGGCGCAAAAAGTCAAAAAGTGCCATTGTTAAAACCTCACCTTAATAGTCTGGCTGGTCGCATCGCCATTCTCTGCCAGTTCTCTATTTAATTCCTGCTTGTATTCGCGCCGATAGTAGTCGCGCGCTTCAACCAATTCGCTGAACGTCATCTTAGTCAAGCTGCGGCCATTGATGCTGTAGTTTGCTACATCGCTATCAGCTTTGCCGTGCAAGATGCTTTCAATCTTGGCAACCATCTTTTCTGCGTGGCTGCGCGGGTCAACATTGTTGACATCCAAGTCATCAATGATGTCAAAAGTGCCGCTATCTATGACAATGCGGTTGGTCGATGATGTTTCGACAATTTCAAGTTGCCAGTGATAATGCCCAGCAGTGTAGGCAGAAGTGGTCGCGCTGTCGGCAGTGAACAAATAATATGTCGATGCTTCTGTTGCTGCGATTTTAATTTCTGTGCCGCCAGTAGAAAGACGCGCAACTAATTCAGCAGAATGGGTGGCAACAGGATAATCGTCAACAAGGTCTGTGCGTTTCCACTGAACGAAGTCACCAATAACAAGTTTTTTCGGTTCTGTAGTTGGCGCATTAGCGACATCGAATAAATTAGCCACGGCAAGACCCCTGTGTAAAGAACGACTGCTTCTTGTCGCGCCGTTTAACCACTTTGCTGTGCCGCCCCTTGCGCCGTATTCTCAACTTAACACGCGGTTCGGCCAGCTTAATTCTCTTTGCCATCTTACATTATCTCCACGAATTAGCAAACCCCCCGCGTCTTGGCTGTCGGCGCAGTGGTCGCTGTTGCGGTTTAACTTCGTCTGCCACCTGTTCTGGCTCTTTTCGCGCACGTTGACGCGCTGCCATAGCGTTGACATTCGTGTTGAGTATAGCAGAAGCCGCGATTGCATAAACCCTGCAATCAAGTGCTTCGTTGCGTGGTCGCATCTTGCGCCATTCGCGTTTCTTA